TGTTAATTCCTTCGGGTACTTAACCTGCGTTTTCAATTCATCACGTAAACTCTTGATAGTCCCTTCCAATGCCGCAATCTGCGTTGACTGGTTAGATGTAACTGTTTCAAGCGTTTTCGCAATTTCTTCAAGAAGTATTTCCTTGTCTTTAAAATACTCCGCCGCCTTCGCCGGATCGGTAAATCCGGTACTATCAATTTTTTTCATATCAGCCAGTTTCTGCCTGATAGCCTTCAATAATTCGTCCATAAACACACCCCTTAACTATTTATTAAGCCAGCCCAAAAAAGGGCGGCAGTATCGCCGCTATCCCCATTGTTCACTGTTAATTTTTCATTGTTAATTTCTTTCGCTAACGCAAACGGATTAGCCGGCACATTACAAATCGAAAATTCCAAAAGTTCCTGCTTACGGAAAATCAAATCCGTTCCGTCCTTGCCGCCATTTGGCGCGTCTTCTTTAGACGGTATTTCAATCTCAATCACACGGAACCCGACAGACCCCGCCCGAATAACGCCGTTCTTTACACGTTCCCCGATAGACCAGCCGAAAGCGTCATATTCCTTGCCGTTAAAAATAACAACCCCATGAAGCCCATTATCATCAACAGAAAGCCCTTCGATTTTTCCAATAGCCGGAATATCAAACCTGTGCGCCCATTCGACAACCGGATTATTCATATACCGCTTAAAATCCCACCCCTGCGGATCAATCCTTTCCCCGAATCTATCAAGGTCAAACGTGCTAAGTGTCCAAGCAAACCCCTCTATCTTTTCTTCATTTCTTATTTCTTCTTTTTTATTTTTTATTTCAAAAGGCACAGAAGCAATCAATTCCACATCAGCGGAAATCTTTTGTAACCCCACCGCCTCTTTCTTCACCCCAAGAAAATCCAATAACAAAGCACCGTTACCCGCAACAAATTCCCCGCTCTTATTCCTGATAATCATAAAACCCTCCTTTATTCATTAAACATTCCCCACTAAACATTTCTCATTTTTATAAGTTTAATTTTCTGTTGCGTTCTAACCCAATCAGGCAAATCCGCAATATTATTACTTGAATCGTTGAAACACAATTCATTCTTAGAAAAAATATCAAGACTATTAACAGTTTTAATTAATTCCTCTCTGCTCCTGCTGTTAAAAATTTTTAGTAGTTCCTTAATATGCTTTTCAACAGTAGCCCTGCAAATACATAAGTTATCCATAATGCCTTTAGTTGAATAACCGTTATACAGCATTAATAAAACAGCTTTCTGCCTGATAGTAGGTTTAAGCGGCACTTTGGGTATTTCGGGTAATTCATCAATTAACTTTTGTACATCAGGCGCAATATATCTCTTACGGTCAAGAAAACATTGCAGCCCGTGATGTAATTCTTCTTTGCCGTCGCTCCATTTAACATAAAATTTTATACCGTGAAAAATAAACCATACGGCAACAGCGTCAGGGAAGGGAGAAAAATTTATTATCGCTAAATTCAATTTTGGAAATACCTTTAATAACTGCCCTATCATATACGGCGTTCCGCAGTCATAAAAATTACTGCCGATAAGCACATACTTAGGCTTTAATTCGTTAATCATAAAATTCAATCCGTCCTTTTCGGTGTCCGTAACATGTACATTGGGAAACCCAAGCTCCTCAAAGAGCGTTTTAAAATGAGGAAACCAATTTATAAGCCTGCTGACAAGCAGTGTTCCCCCCGCCATTATTCGCCTTGTTTTTCTCCTGATTTATCCAATGTTGAGGTAAGATTTTTCGGTTTATGCCAAACATCACCCCACGGCTTCGGTTCTTTGCCTCTTTCTTTCAGAACATCGTTAATCGTTTTTAATCCTGCGTTTATTTCCGCAATATCCCTTTTGCTCTGTGCGTCTTCGTTTTCCTGTAGTTCGGGAATATCCCACAAATCAAAACGCCCTGTCTCTTTCAGGTTGAAGTGTATAAAAAATTGACTTTCAAGTATTTGTTCAAATTGGCGTAACAGAGGAATAAGCGTATATTGCCAAAACGCCGAGTGCTGCTCTTTAGTGTCCTTGCCGCTTAACGCCGTTGATCTGTCAGAAATATTCGCAACTCTCGGCGGTATACCGTATTTAGCCAGTATCGTGTAAAGATTCCAGCGTTTTAGTTCAAAAAGTTTTACAACATCGGGGTTAAAACTTAACGCCTCAAAACTAGTGCCTTTACCGAGTACCGCAATCTTGCGTCCCGCTTTAACTTGTCCGTATTTACTTTCCCACCGTTTTTCCAATGCGTCCGCTTCTTCCGGCCGCAAAGTTTGATCAGTCTTTAACAAACCCTGCGGTATAGCGTTATTTTTGAGTAACGTTGAATTGGCTTTATTGGCAAAAAAATCCTGTTCAAGTTCAAGCGAAAGAGAAACAAGCGGATTAACGCCCCGCAGTGGATTCCACGGATTCCAGTCCTTGAAATGCACAAGCTCATCGGAGAAGATAGGTATTAATTCGGTTCCGGCATGGTAAAACCACCGCCGTTTTTTATCAGAGAAATTGTCAGGCAGACCGTTTTTGCCCACATCCAACCCCTCTCCCTCAAGCTGGAGTTTACGGGGGTTCAGAATATGCAATTGTTTCGGAAGCCCGCCTGAATAATCAGCGCCGAACCACCAAAAAGCTTCGCCTTCTACAAACCACCATGCTGCGGTTTCTTTCCACAAATCATATCTGCTTAAATATTCGTTTGGTCTGTGGAACAGCGAAAAGAGCGAGCCGCTTTTTAATTCAACCCCTTCTCTTTCAAGAACAAAATCCGCACGGGCAACATTGCGGATTAAAATATTAACCGCAATATTTACCCATGCGTTACAGAGAAAAGAGTCATTAAGGGGGTTCATATAGAAATTAGTTAAATCGTCATCGAAAGTCAAGGAAAAACGAGAAGCGTTATCACTCTTTGCAACTAACGTACCTTTATTAACTTCTCGCTTACGGTTTGGCAATAGTCGCTGTAAGATATTCATGATAAGATGACCCCCTGTTGCACATCGGAGAATATCGCATAACGCAAAGCGTCCATAAAATGATCGTTAACCTTCACAATCTCTCCGGCTTCATCACGGCAATAATCCCAAATCTCGGACAAAACTCCGGTACATTTTTCACATACAAAAAATTGTTTACGCTCAATTTTTGCGTTAATAAAATCAATACCGCTGTCAACAGAATTATTTGCCTTAACCCCGCCTGTAATTTCCTGTATCCTTTCCCCTCCGGCTGGATCACAATAGACAGGCAGCCCCATTCCGTTCGGACAATCAAACCAGCCTCTTGCTGTCAGTTCCTCATTGAAACTTTGCGTAGTCATATTAAAAGCCCCATAATCGCAGAGGACATAAATCACATCGCCAAGCCAGCCGATTTTAACAAACGTGATATTAAGCCCGAAATCCTGCCCAGCTGCGTATCTGTCAAACTGTTCAGGCAATTCGGAAGCGTTAACAATCATGCTTTCATCAAATCTTTCGTAGATAACGCCTTCTGCCTTTACCCATAAACCGTCCCTAAATCTTGCTTTTTGTTTTTCGGGAAGCACATCAAGAATGTCAGAGATATAATCTTCCGGTAAATTTTCCCTGTTATCTTCCGGATTAAGCAGCATAGATTGATAAAGTTCAGGTTTCTCCAGCGGATCACCGGAAAGAAATTGCCGCTTCAAAACAAATATCTTGTAAGCCCAATGCAAGGGGCTGCCCGGATTGCAGTCATAATAAAACAAATTCCTACACCCTTGAACTCTCATAGCCAGTCTTGAATAAGCGGTAGTAACAGCAACATAACTAAGCTGTGAAATCTCATTAAAATAAATCGTGTTATACTCATGCCCAAGTATCTTGTCAGCCTGTTCCCTGTCGCCTAACCCGCCAATCCATATTTCCGAACCGTTAAAAAGAGTAATCATACTTTCATGAGCCAAATAGGTGTAACCGTTTTTTCCGACAGTATTATCAAGCCACGGCATAAGCGTTTCACGCAGAACAGAAGACCGGGCGTCCTTAGCCCTATAACGGCAAATCAAATGCCGAGAACCAGCAAACCTTAAAGCCCTGTAAATAATCGCCATAACAAGCACAGTGGTTTTCCCTGAACGGGAACCGCCAAACAGCAAAATATGTTTAGCCCCACTTTTCAAAAGAGCTAACGCCTTCCGCTGAATAACTGTAGGTTTAAATAAAACTGTAGTACTCATATCTCTGTTACCTGCCCATATCTCCCTTTTCTTTGCTAATTGCTAATTTCTCTTTGCTCATTGCTCTTACAGCCCATTAAAATCAGGAGTAAAATTTAATTCCCCTTGCCTAACTTCCGTTTTACCGTTACTTGCAATTAATCCCGCAGCCTCTCTTTCCGCTTTAATCGCAGTTTGCACCCATTCGGTAACAGCCCCTTGCGTTAAATCAGCAGGGTTCATCGTGTCAAGTTTCTTTTTCACGACATCAAGCATTTTCCCTGTAACTTCCCTGTGTTTTTCCCCTTGCGCTTCAATCGTTTTGCGCAGTTCGGTCTGTTTCAATTTTTCAATGTAGCGGTCATAATCAGCCGCCCTTTCCCGCCAGCGGAATTGAGCAGCCCAGTTACGCCAAACCTTATAACGCTTCGAGCGTACAGCCTCGTCAGCCTCGACGCTTTCAACAGCCCTGCGGATATTCCTTTCAGTACCGCAATCACGGAAAGCGCAGAAAGCGGAGAAAGCAAGATTACTTTCGTTTGGCAGCCTTTCCCAGCTTTCAAAAGGCAGCACATCCGCTAAGGCCGATTTCGGCCAAGCTTCCTCGATAACCTTGTCAAACTCAGTCATAATCCACTCCCGTTATTTTGAACTTCAACCAGCAGCCCTTCCGTTTCCTCAACCAAACCGCTGCCGCCAGTTTCACAATCGTTATTCCCGCTTGTATTTAAGCCGCCGTTATCAATCCATTGGTCAATCTCGGAAGGACGAAAACGGACAGCTCTCATAATTTTCCGGTAAGGAATTTCATTGCGAAAAACATACCGCTGTATCGTTTGTTCAGTCAGCTTTAACGCCGCCGCCAATTCTTTAACCGTCAGTAAAATCTCCATAAAAATCCTCACGATTTAATAATTCGCACCGCGCACAGAAAAAAAACATTATGGAAATGTCTATTTTTTGGGGTTTTTCAGAAACAAAAGCAAAAAAAAGCCCGCCCAATAAGGGCAGGCGTAAAAGTCAGGTATACAGCTTTCAAGCTGATTTTATATTAGGCATTTCCACAAGCTTCAAACCTTCTTGGTTATCTTTAGTCTTTTTTGTTCCCGCAATAGTTGTCTGCACTTTCATTACATCGGTAATCTGACACGCCTCAAGATGGTTATATCTTTCCGTCATATCAATTGATTTATGCCCTGTCACGCTCTGCACCTGCGAAACAGATAATCCCTGCTTTAGCAGCTCCGTATTCAGGAAATGCCGCCAACTGTGCAGCGTCAAAGCCCTTTGTTTTATATCCGCTTTACTTATCCCGATTTTATTTAAAGCGTCATTGTAAGCCGTGCGGACACAACTTCTCGAAACCGGAACAGCGCCGCCGTTCATCGAAAACACAAAACCATTACCGTTATTAAGCCCGCGCATTAAAGCAATCATTTCAGGTATCAGCGGAATTTTCCTGCTTTCTTTTGTTTTAGTAAAAGGGAAATAGCCCTTTTCTCCGTATTGCCCGCAAACAAGAATATATTTATCAAACACATATTCGCCCCTAAGCCCTAATATCTCCCCAATCCTCATACCGGTAAGAGAAGCCAGACGGCAAACAGCGTAGGGAATAAGCTTGTCACCCCATATAGATTTATAGTTATCAGGAAACAGTTTTTTCACTTCCTCATCAGTAAGGATAGTCATTTTCTTCCTGTTATTTTTAAGCCGTCTTACTTT